AAAATATTGATAGGGGAGTAGATTTAGGAGTCTCTCATGTGCATCATCATAAGTTTTTAAATAGTTTTATTAGAACTCCGCTTGGTGGATTTGTTAATCATAGTGAAGAACCTAACTGCAAACTGGTTGATTATAAGACTGAGATGCATTTATATACGACAGAACAGATTAAAGCTGGGGAAGAACTAACTTTGAAGTATAAACTTTATGACCCAGTGGAGATAATTGATGAGCGATAGAAATTTTTTCGGGATAAAAAAGAAGAACAAATTCTTAGATGAAGAGATAATAGATAGATTGTTATATGCAGTTAGTGAAGGTTCATACATAGAAGATGCTTGTGCTTTTGCTGGTATTACTTCAAGAACATATAGAACTTGGCGAGAGAGAGCAGAGAATGGAGAAGAATACTTTGTTGATTTGTTTGAGAAGATACAAGAGAGAGAATCAAAGTTTAAAGTAGAGACCCTTCGCAAGATAAAAGAAATAGGAGAAGAAGATAGAAACCCTAGAGCTTTACAGTGGATACTAGAGAGAAAATACCCTACGCAGTTTGGAGAGACCAGTAAGTTACAGATACAGAGAGAAGATGTAGAAATAGTCGAGATGGAGTTCTCAGATGGCGAATTATATGAAGATTTTCAAACTAAGGAGCTCATAGATGAGCAGGATACTTCCGACACTTCCGATAATGAGCAGGAAAAAATAAAAGATGATACACTTGAGAATCATGAATGAAGAAGAAGTTAATCAAGCGTTTGTAGATATTATCATAGATAATTTCTCAGATTATAAAGTAGATGAAGATTTGTTTGCTGATACTGTTGAATACATTATTCCAATGCCAGCTCCAAACTTCTATTTCATATCTCAGATTCAACCAGAACAAGTAGAAGAGATATTCAACGACTTACTAAGATGGCTTCGTGATGGATACGATTTCTAAAGTTTATAAGACTAAATACAAACTACCTAAGCTACACCCAGCTCAGCTTGAAGTAGCTAAATCAAAAGCAAGATTCAGAATCTTAGTTGCTGGTCGTAGGTTTGGTAAGACAAGACTAGGTACATTACTTTGCTTAGCTAAAGCTATGGAAGGTAAGAATGCTTGGTGGGTTGCTCCAACTTATGCAATGGCATTAGAAGGTTGGAAGACTGTAAGAGACTTAGCTGGTAAGTATGGCATGGAAGTTAAAGAATCAGAGAAGACTGTATATACAAAGTCTGGTGGATTCGTAACAGTAAGAACAGCAGATAATCCAGATAGACTTCGTGGTGCTGGTTTAGATTTCATTGTATTAGATGAGTGTGCATTCATTAAGGAGCAGACTTGGAAGGAAGTTCTAAGACCAACTCTTACTGAGCGGAAGGGCGGTTGCTTATTTATCTCAACACCAAAAGGAATACAGAACTGGTTCAAAAGACTTTATGATGAAGCAGAGAACAATCCAGATTGGGAGAGATGGCAGTTCTCAAGCTATGACAATCCAATGATTGATAGAGAAGAACTTACAATAGCTAAGAGAGAGATTGGTTCATTCTTATTTAGTCAAGAGTATGAAGCTCAGTTTGTTGAACAGTCTGGTGGCTTAATTAAATCAGAATGGTTCAAGTATTACACCAGAGAGACACTTACTGAGTTCAATGAAGAAGGCAACTACCAAGATTATGTTTATATCCAAACACAAGATGGAGCTGTTCGTTTAGAAGACTTAAAGATATATACAACAGTTGATTTAGCTACAAGTACTAAAGAGTCTGCTGACTATACAGTTGTAACAACAATCGGACTGGATAATCAAAATAATGTTTATGTTCTTGATGTGATTCGTAAAAGAATAGAAGCTCCAGATATAGTAAAGCTGTTAGAGCAAGTATATGAGAAGTGGAATCCAGTATCAATAGGAGTAGAATCAGCAGGATTCCAGTTAGCATTAATTCAAATCATTCGCAGACAAACTACACTTCCAATAGTAAAGTTAAAGGCAGATAAGGATAAGTTAAGTAGGGCTTTACCATTATCAGCAAAAATGGAAGCTGGTATGGTATTCTTCCCTAATGATGCTTTGTGGTATTCTGATTTGGAAAAAGAACTGTTAGTATTCCCAAGTGGAGACCATGATGACCAAGTGGATAGTCTTGCTTATGGAATATTGCAAGTTGCAAAGAAGAAGACAATAACAGCTTATTGAGGAGAAGATGGCAGAACGAAGGAGCTTCAGAGATTTAGTTTTTGGACAGAGAAGGTTCAGAGATGATACAACTGGATACAAAAGAACAACAGGTTTCAATTTTTTTAGAGATGACCCTAACGATTTAGTTTATGGTAACTCTTCTTATATCTTAGGATATAACTCTACTGCTGGAGATTTTGATATGTCTGGATTGGGCAATGGACAATCTAACTCAGCAGTAACAGCATGTCTTCAAGTATTAGGTGTATCATTCTCAGAAGCAACACTACAAGTAACTTTTGTTGATGAAGATGGACAACCGCAGTTAATACCTAACCACCCTTTTGGTAATCTAATGAGAAGACCAAATCCTTATATGTCTGGAGATGTAGTTCAACAATACATTATAAATGCAATGCATGTATCTGGAGATGCATACTTAATGAAGCAAAAGAATAATGCTGGAGAACTTGTAGCTCTTTATCCACTTATGCCAGAGCAAATAACTGCTAAAGGTAATAAAACAGATTTAATAACTCACTATGAATATCAATTAGAAAATGGCACTGCGGAAATAAAGAATACAGATATAGTTCATTTTAGATTAGGACTAGACCCAAAGAACCATAAGAAAGGATTCTCTCCACTTAAAACAGTTCTTAGAGAGATTTATGGAGATGAGTCTGCTGGTCAGATGGCAACAGCTTTATTAGCTAACTCTGGTGTGCCATCAATGTTGATTACACCTAAAGATGATTATGGACTTACTGAAACTGAAGCTGACCAGATATCAAGAACATATCAACAGAAGGTTGGTGGCAAGAATAAAGGTAAGCCATTGATTCTATCTGGTTCTATGAATGTAGAGAAGTTATCATTCTCTCCAAAAGATTTAGACATAGGAGCACTTAGAAGGATTCCAGAAGAGAGAGTATCAGCTGTTCTTGGAGTTCCAGCAATCTTAGCTGGTCTAGGAGCTGGGCTTGAGAGAGCTACTTACAATAATACTTCGGAGCTTAGAGAGTTCTTTACTGAACAAAAGCTCATACCTTTATGGAGAATGGTATCAGAAGAATTAACTCAACAAGTATTACTTCCAGACTATAACTCTAATCAAGCTGTAACAGCTGAATATGATTTCTCATCTGTAAGAGCTTTGCAAGGAGATGAAAAAGAATTATTCGATAAGTTAAATGTCGGAGTACAAGGTGGTTGGATAACAGTTGCTGAAGCCAGAAAACAAGTAGGACTTCCAACAAATGATTCACAAGATGTATATTTGCTTAGCAACTCTGTAATACCAACTCCAGCTGATATGGAGCAACCAGAGCCAGCTCAATTAGAAGAGCCAGAAGCTCCAGAGACTCCAGATGTAGTAACAGAAGATATGGAAGAGAATCAAGAGAAGGGCATTAAAAGATTTGAAGACAAAGTAGTTAGAAGAATAGATAATCAGTTTTGTGTGATTGCTGAAGAGTCTGGCAGAAATATGGGTTGCTATCCAACTAGAGAATTAGCTGAAGCTAGATTAGAACAGATATCAAGATATAGTAATAATCCAAAAGCAATGGTAGGTGTAGATGAATTTACAACAATTGAAGAAGCTCAAGAGAGAGCAGAAGAGATTGGGTGTAGTGGAACTCATCAACATGATAAAGATGGAAATTTAATTTATATGCCATGTTCTACTCATGAAGAGTATGAACAAAGATTATCTGATTACAATGGCTCGGATTGAGGATTTATCTGCTGGAGATGCAGTAAGCTGGTCAATACCAAAACCACCACAAGAAGATTCAATAGCTCATGGAATTATCAAATCACTGAACAGAGAAGATGAAACTGCTACGATTCGAGTATGGGCAATATTAGAGAATGGAGAACATGAGGAAACTGACAGAGATGTTGAAATTGAAGTGGGAAGACTTCGGACAATATCTAATTTCGTTAATGAAGAGAGTAAGCAAGTTTCTGCAAGAGTTGAGCGAGTACTTAGAGACAAAGTAGAAGAGCACAACGCAGACAATCCTAAATACAGAGCTACCTTAAGAATGCTCGAAGCAGTATTCAAAAGAGGTATTGGAGCTTATAGAACTAATCCATCATCAGTTCGTGGTAATGTTCGTTCAGCTGACCAATGGGCTTATGCTAGAGTAAATGCATTCTTAAGAGCATTAAGAACTGGGAAGTTCCCAAGAAGTGCATTCGATACAGATTTACTTCCAAGCAACCACCCACTTAGTTCTAAATCTTATGAAGGTAAAGAAGTTGGCACAGTTCCACAGTTCATTAGAGATAATGCACGAAGAGGATTAGATAATTTAAAGTATGCGGGTTCTGGTCTTAGAGATAAAACTAAGAGAGAAGCCAGAGCTATGGCTAATGGTCAGATATCAGAAGATAAAGCAATCCGCATGAATGCATGGCTACTAAGGCACGAATCAGACTTAGCTTCAGAAAGAGCGAATGAATATCTTCGTGGAGAGACTGAGAAAATGACAGCTGGTCAAGTTGCTTGGTTGCTTTGGGGTGGAGACTTAGATAAAAGAAATAGAATGCGAGCACAAAAGTGGGCAGAGAGACAAGTCAATCGTATTAGAGATGAGAAGAACTTTGAATCAGCTTCTGAACTTATTAAAAGAAGGCAGATGCTTAGAGACTCTGAATGGGAAGTTAGATTAAATAGATTTAGAACAAAACAAACTAGGAATACAGTTTATGAACAATATGACAAACTTATTGGAGATTGGGATTTTGAATTAGCAAAACAATATTTTGGATTACTTGATGGACAAAGAAAAGCAATCAATAAAGTACTTGCAGAGAATCCACCTACAATAGTTGGAATTGAAATCTTAGTAAATAATGCAATAGACCAGACAACTACTAAGTGGCAAGAAGATTTAATACCAGTGTATGAGTCTATGGCTTTAGACTTTGCATTCTTACAAACAACATTCCTACTTCCAGATGAAAAAGATAATGCAGTATTTACAACAGCAGAGCAAGAGAGAATAACCAGAGCAAGAAGAAGAAGACCCCGCAAAGAGATTATTGAAGAAGGTTTGTACCCAAGAAGAAGAGGTGGTGCAAGATTACCAATAAACAGACAATCGTTTAACAAAGAGTCTGCTAAGTTCGTGCAAAAAAGATTAGATACATTCTTACCCGACATGTCTAAGACTGCTAAAGCAAACTTAAACAGAGCTCTAAGGAAATCGTTTGATAGTGCAAGTGAGCTTGGTCTTACTGGTAGAGAGTTAGAAAACTTTATTAGAAAGGACATCTCAAAAGTAATTGGTAAGAAGAATCTAGGCAGAGCTATGAATATTGCTAGAACAGAAGGTTCAGCTATATCAAACTTTGCTATGAATGAATCAGCTAAGGGTACAGGATTATCTTTAACTAAAGAGTGGCTTACGCAAAGAGATGGTAAAGTAAGAAATAGTCATTTGTTTGCAGATGGACTTGAAGTTGGAATGAACGAAGCATTTGTTATTTCTGGGTATAAGTTGAATTATCCAGCAGATAGTAGCAATGGTGCTCCAGCTGGTTTAGTATGTAATTGTAGATGTACATTGATTTACCATGAGAAGAGGATATAAGAATGGATAGAGAAAAATTTGAGTCTAAGACCATAGACTTAAAAACAGTTAATGAAGTAGAAGGTAAAGTTGAAGCAGTTTTTTCTGTATTCAATGAGATAGATTCTGATGGAGATGTAGTTCTTCCTAACTCAATTAAATCTGGTTATGGAGAGAATGGTGTAGCAATGGTCTGGGCTCACGACTGGAAGAAGCCAATAGGTCGTGGCGAGATTGTATCTGATGAAGGCAAAGCTACATTCAAAGGTCAATTCATAATGGATACCCAAGAAGGTAGAGATGCTTATGCAACAGTAAAAGCTATGGGAGATTTACAGCAATGGTCTTTTGGATATGAAGTATTAGATTCAGAGAATGGTTCATTTCAAAAAGATGGTAAATCTAGTGATGCTCGCTATTTAAAAGAATTAAAAGTATGGGAAGTAAGCCCAGTTCTAGTAGGAGCAAATCAAAATACATATACAGTAGGTGTTAAAGAAAAGTCAGAGAATAACTCTGGTTTGACATTAGCAGATGAGTCAGATGAGTTACTTAATAATTTGTCTGCTCTTCTTATGAGATTCAAAGAGCTAACTGCTTTGAGACTCAAAAAAGAAAAAACATTGTCAGATAATTCAACAAGTATTCTGATGAATCTACAAGATGCACTTCAAGAAGCATATCAAGATTTAAATACTTATTTAGATGTTGGTGCTTCAGAAGAACTTAAAGATGAAGTAGATACAGTTGATGCAACTACATTGTTATTAGAAACAAATAGGGTTTTAGCTGATAGCTATGACCCAGAAATATAGGAGAAAAACTTTATGCCAAAATTAGAAGAGCTAAAGAAACAACTCCACGAACTCAGAGAGAACACACTTAGTGAGTACAAAGAATTCGAAGCAGTAGATTTCGATTCTGAGAAAAAAGAAGAGTGGGCTAAAAGAAATGAGAAAATGGCGGAACTTGTTACACAAGTTAAAGAAGCCACACAAATTGAATCCGAGAGAAAAGCTATGGAGACAGAGCTTGAAGCTGGTAAAGCAGTAGAGCCAAAGGCAATACATACTGAAGCAGTAGAAGCTAAAGAAGCATACAAAACTGTTGGAGAACAATTAATTGATTCAAATGCATATAAAGGTTATATGGAATCTGGACAAAAAAACATTTCTTCTGAGTTAAAGTGGAATCCAAAGTATGAGTTTAAAACAACTCTTACAGAATCTGGATACCCACCAGCAGTAACTAGGTCAGACTTAGTAGTACCTACTGCTGTCAGAAATCCAAACAATGTTTTGGACTTAATTGATACAATCAATACTGACCAGTACCAATACAAGTACCTAGAAGAAAGCACATTTACTAATAACTCTACTGCAACAGCAGAAGGTGGAGCTCTTGGAGAAAATGCATTAGCATTTACTGAAAAAACAGAGAGCATTAGAAAAATTGGTTCTTTCTTACCAGTTACTGAGGAACTACTTGCTGATGTTTCAGCAGTACAGGGTTATCTTGATTCAAGATTACAAACAATGGTTCAACTTGCTGTAACCGACCAGCTTATTGCTGGTTCTGGTTCTGGAGCAAACTTAACAGGTCTATTAAATGTATCTGGAATCAACACTTTTGATTTCAGCTCATTCGGTGGAAACCTAAAGAGAATTGGACAAATTTATGAAGCAATCACTGAAATTCAGAAGGATAGCTTCTTAAGCCCAGATGCAATAATTATGCACCCTTCAGACTGGTATCAAGTCGTAACTGAAGTCAATGCAGTAACAACAAGTGGTTCATTGAATCCACTATTCGTTGGTGCAGGACAATTCGGTGGAACTGTCGGAGCAACCCTTTGGGGATTGCCAGTAGTTCTTGATACAACAAGACCAGCTGGAACTGCAATAGTTGGAGTATTCGGTGGCGGACAAGCATGTCATATTGTCGCAAGACAAGGTATGGAAGTTGCTATGTCTGATTCACATGATGAGAACTTTGTAAAAGATATTATGGTAATGAAGGCAACAGTCAGATTGGGATTCCCAGTTTATAGACCAACTGCATTCTGTACCATTACAAACATCTAAGAGATTAGATATTGACTATTATGAGCCATCATTCGTATGGTGGCTCTTTAGTCGGAGAGGTTAAAATGGAATTAAAAAAAGATATTTATATGAATGATGCAGGCGAATGCATGGAGACAACTGATGGACTACCTAAAGGTTGGCGTAAAGGCAAACTCATGGGTAAAAAAGGTCAAGAGATGTCAGATGCAGACTACAAAGCATTAAATATTATTGCTAAAAAAGCACAAGCTCCAAAAGAGAATAAAGGTAAGTAATAATCAATGGCGGTAGTAAATGGATATGCTACTTTAGCTGAATTAAAAACTTACATTGGTCTAAGTGGTTCGGGACAAGATACTAACTTAGAGAATGCTATTAATGGTGCGAGTAGGCAGATAGATGCAATAACTGGAAGGTTCTTTTATCAGACAAGTTCTGAAGCAAAGTACTTTACTCCAGATAATAGAATATTTCTTGTCGTACCAGATATATCAACACCTAGTGGTTTAGTTGTACAACTAGATACTAATGATGATGGCACACATGATAAAACTATAACTATTAACACTGACTTCTTTTTAAAACCAATAGATGCTGGAAACCAAGTTGATGGAGAAGAGTTCGCTCCAATAACAGAGATTGCAATATTAGATACAAGAAGCTCAGAACGATTTGACCCTACAATCGTAAAGAATGTAAAAGTTACTGCACAGTTTGGATATAGTGCAGTTCCAAAAGCAATCAAACAAGCATGCTTAATACAAGCATTAAGATTATTTAAAAGGAAAGATGCTCCATTTAATATTCTTGGTAATGAACAAACTGGACAGATAGAACTCTTCAACAAGTTTGACCCAGATGCAAGAGAACTCATAAAGGGTTATATAAAGAATAAACTCTAATGGCTTCAACTGATATTACATTTAAAATCACTGGAGCTGAAAATCTAAAGAAGAGATTAAAAGCCAATAACTTATTAATGACACCACTTCGAAACTATATGAATGGTGCTGGCAAAATAATTAAAGAGAAATCAAAAGAACATGCTCCAGTTGATACTGGTGCTCTTAAAAGAAGTATTAAATACACTAGAGTAAAAAATACTGGAAGGATTCCTACTAAGGTAAAGATATTTGCTTCAGCTCCACATGCATCTTTTGTGCATGGTAATCCAAATAAAAAACTTAGAATGAGCGAACCATTTAACAGAACTAGACCACACTTTCCACCAGTTAAAGCACTCACTGGTTGGGCAAAAAGACATGGCATGAATCCATATATGGTTGCTAATGCAATAGCCCAAAAGGGTACTCCAATAGTTCCATTCTTAAAAATGGGTTTCAGAGATTCCGCTCCAGAGAGAAAAGTATTATTATCAGTAGCAGGAAAACAAATAGAACGACAATTTAAGAAAGGAAGGAAAAAAGTATAATGGCTTCTTTATCATCAATAAGGTCTGGCATAGCAACTAACTTAGGAGATATATCTTCCTTAACTGTTTTTGGTTATGTGCCAGACTCTATTGAACCACCCACTGCTGTTGTAGGAGTTGTAGATAATATTGAGTATGATTCAACAATGGCTCGTGGTGCAGATACTTATAACATTCCAGTTTTTCTTTATGTAAGCAGAGTTGATGCTCAAGATGCTCAAGATACCTTAGATGCATTTTTGGCATCTAGTGGTTCGAGTTCTGTAAAAACTCAAATAGAATCCGATGTAACACTAGGTGGCGTGGCAAACTCTGCTAGAGTAGTAGAAGCAGACAACTATGGAGTGTATAGTATAAACAACATAGACTACTTAGGTTGTGAGTTTACAGTAGAGGTAATAGCATGAAATATATAGTACAGAGTGGAATTGATGTCGGTAAGAAACGATATGAAGTCGGAGACTCTATTACAAAAGAACAAATGGGAAAAAGTTTTAAGTGGCTCGTTATGCAAGGTATTGTACTTGATGAATCAAAAGCAATGGAAGAAGAATAATGGGTAAAGGAAGTTATGGTTCTGGTGGTGGCTCAAGGCGTGGTGGTAGAATGAGAAGAAGTAGAAGAAGAAGGAGTAGAAGGTAATGGCATTCGTTCATGGTAAAGGAACTAAGGTTCATGTTAACGCAGTGGACTTTAGTCAATATTTTAATAATGTAGATGTAGCAAAAACATCTGACATAGCAGAAACAACAAACTTCGGTTCATCTGGAGCAAAGACTTACATTGCTGGAGAAGATGATGGCACTATTTCAATGACAGGTTTATTCGATGCGACTGCTGATGCGACACTTCAACCACTATTAG